GACCAAACTCATCAACAACTAATGTACCTCTATATGTCGATGGTGCACTTTTACCACTACCTTGCATTAATTCAAAAATACCAAATCCATATTCTAAGTCATATTTGGCATCTGCTTCATTTTTATAGAGCTCATTTGGTAGTGGGACTGGGCCAGCCACAATCGGTGCACCTAACTCTGCATCGAACTCAATAACACTAGTACCTGCTTTACTCCATTCTTGCTCTATTTGATTTAAATCAGCAGAACCTCTTGGAATCAATAGTTTAACATTGGTACTTGTACTAGCGTGTGCAATAATTAATGAACGAATTTTATTTATATATTCTTGTAAAGGTCTATATAGCCTAACATCTGATTCTGGAAATGGATTTCTATGATGTATATTCATTAAAGGAATAATAGGATAATCTTCAGTAGGTAACACACGTTCATAAAGTTTTTTATCTCCAACGCTAACTACCATTTTTACTCTACATTGCTCTATTTGATTTGAAACTATAGCTTTTGTACCTATTAACTCTTCTACTGTCATAGGAATTAATAGTGTAGTGCTTCCAGGAATAGAGTTTTCATCTTCTTCCCCTGGAACTCTTACTGGTTTTTGAGGAATAGGGTTTCCCTGTTCATCCATTTGTAAATCTGGTACTTCATAATGGAACATTGGTCCTATAGTTTCTATAATATTAAACATATCTTCAACAGATTCTTCTTCAAATAGAATAATTTCTTCGCCTTTAATGGTTTTTACTTTAACATAATATGTTTTTAAATACTCTTCATATTCTTCTTTTGTAAGCAAATGCTCTTGTTGAGAAAATGGTTCGTAACAATTATAGTAAGAATCCATTTGTTTTGAATAACGTTCTATGTATTGTCTTCTGTTATGTACAGTTTCTGTTCCATCTGTAGTAAATAGTTGCCCTTCAGTAGCTGCTAAGTTTGTAACTGGATAATCATCTGATTCGTCAGGATGCATTGCAGATTGTTCAATAATATCATAAAACTCTGGATATGTTTGCATTGCTTGTTCATCTGTCATATATGTTGTTACTAGAATATTTGCAGCATCTTTAGCATATCCATCTTTTGCATTTGGGTCTATGTACACATCTAATGGATTGATAGACTTGATATACACTTCACCTTTACCCATATCAGCATCAGGGTCTTGGTATACTTGAAGAACTCCCATACCACCAACATAGTAATCGTCAATAGCTTGTTTTAATTCTTCGTCTCCAGCAGATATTTGCCATATATACTGAAACAAGTCTGAAAAGACCTTTGCTGTTTCTCTATCCGAGTCTTCACGACCAGTAGAACGAAACTGAGGTGAGTTGTATGTAAGGAGGGATTTAGCAGTTTCTACAATAGGATGTATTCTATTTACTACGATTGGTGCTTGACCACGTGCTTCTAGTACGTCACGTTCTTCATTAGTCCATTGTGCACCTGCTCTAAACTCTACAGATTCTTGAAATTTTTGTGCCCATAACTCTCTAGCACTTTTATAATCGTGAAATAGCTCTCTAGTTAGTTGTACTTCTTCGTCTATTTCTACCTGGTTTACATCACCAGTCTCATAATCAAAAACAAACTTTAAGTCATCTTGACTTTGAGTTCTTGTGCTTTGTACTCTTTTTTGTATCTTTTTTGGCATCTATCGCTATATATCCCTTTGGTATCTCTACCTTATCTAAACTATCTAGTTTTGAAATAAATTCATCAAAGTCTAAATAATACTTGCTTTTTTCCATAAATGTACTATAGCGAAATTACGGGAATTATTTCATTATTGTCAAGAGAAATCTACAATAATTTCCAACTTTTAGTTGATTTCCTTTTATACCAGGGGTCTTCTTGCATTTCTGTGGTAGAATCATGGGTAGGTCTATAACAATTCTTGTTTGCATAAAAGAATCCATCTAACAAGTCATCGTGCTTACCACGAGGATATAATGTTAGTTCATCTATAAATGCTTGCATATTTTTTTGTATATACACTTTTTTATTAGCAAACAATGGTTGTAAGCTCTCTAATCGATACGATTTGCTAGTTCTAGGGTTTTCTTTTATTTCAAGTCCAGGAATAAACATTCCTAGTTCTTCTGCTTTTTCTTTAATGTATTGTCTCAACATTTCCTGATATCCAACAGATTCAATCCTTGTTTTAGCACTTTTGTAATTTTTAAAGTTATTGATAATGGAATCAGCTAAATCTAAGGGAGTCGCTCTTTTTCTGTAATACGGGAGTACCCAACGATTATTATCACCATCAACAGCAATATTGAATATAACACTATAGTCTGCTCCTTTCTTCGTACTAGATGCAGGGTCGATACCAGTAAACACGTTTACAGGTCTCCTCTCGTTTACTTCCTCACCATTCAGGTTCGTCAGAACGAGGGTCGACAACCCTTGCTCACTTTGTTCAATGTATCCATCATAGTACTGAACGTCATCTTTTCTAAATAAATTATCTTCATCACCTACGATTTGACATAGGTATTCTCTATAAAACACCGATAATCGGTTAATACTCTCTAATTCTTCTTTCTTTTGCTTTAATTTCTCTACAGGCCATACCTCTGGCCATAAACTATAATCTTCTTCTAGGATAGGTCTATACTCTTTGGTATTCCAACCTTTCATCTCTTTCAATGTTTCTACTAAACAACGTTCGTGTTGGGGAGTACCAATCACCACAATCCTACCCGTAAGCGGGTCAACAGATGGAACACCAGATTGTAATAACCAACGCAGATTATACTCCATTGCTTCAGCGGTCTTGGTATTATTCTCATCTTCAGGGTCATCAAGTATTAACAGAGTAGGTCGTTGATTTCCGTGTTTAATACCACGTATCTGCTGACCTGTACCCTTGCATACAATTAAACTGCCGTCTTTTAGTTCTACTTCGGTATTAGTCCACTTTCTAGCAGATTGCATACCCCAGTATCCAAAGAAGTATCGGAACTCTTGTGAATAGTCTAATACATCCTTGATAGTACCTAAAAGTTTGGTAGCGTGGGATTGTGTTCGGGAAACCAGTACGATTACCTTCACACCAGGAGTGAACATCATATGAAACAAAGGAAATATCCCAGCCGCTACCGAACTTTTTGCATGACCTCTAGGAGCAATGATGTTTATTTGTTTCTCATCATCGTTGAGCAGTTCCTTAGTCAGGTCATAGTGAAAGGGAGGTGATTCACTACTAAACATATTAGGCATCACCATACGCCCAAATAACAACATATCCTGTTGCATTTCTAATAATATCTTTTTCTTATCCATTTTTTATAACTATCGTCACTTTAAAATCTTCTGCTACATCTTCCAATACTGCTAGTAGCTCGTCAAGATTCGTCTTCTTGCCCGATATAATGATTGTTTTCTTCATCTATTTGTCTCGTTTGTGTTGCTTTTAGTTTCTTAGTCTGTTTTTCATAACTATCTGCAATCTGATGCGACATATCCATCTCCAAGGATTCTGTAACCTGTTTCGTCTTAGGTTTCATATCTAGAAACTCTGACAACTCTTTAGCTGCTCGTATCATATTACCAGAGTCTTCCTTTACCTTAGCTACTTCAATAGCATCTTTTATTACATCTAGTACAAATCCTTCATCGATGTTCTTGTCTGTTAAGACTTCTTTCAATTTATCCTGTATCATCTTCTTTACCTGCTTTGTTTTAAATAATCTTTTTGCTGCAATAACGGGATTATCTTGGTCAGGCCTATATAATCTACCTATTTTCTCCCAATCTGGCGATAAACCTGCCATTTTGTACGCTATATACGCATCCATAGCTAAATCAGCACCTTTCTTTTGTACTTCCAGGTCATTATAGCTTTTTGTAGACACCGTACTAAAGTTATTAGACCTCCAATGCGGTTCAAACTCTAGTTTACCCCACGCAGTTAGCCATTGTCTACCATATGGGTAGGTATATTCTACTTTATCACCATATTCCTTACGATATATGCACTCTGCAACGTATCCATCGTCAGATATACCGTACTGACCCTCCTGTGCTTCTCCCCAATGTTTCCATTTCAAGCCTTGTTCTTTAGCTTCTGCCTTAGTATAGACCCGAAATGTTTGAGATTGGAAGTTATTCCTCTTCAGCTTCTTTGTTATTGTTATCATATTTTTTTTCTAAAAATTTTTTGAAGAGTTCTGTTTCCTCTTTATAGTCAATATACTCTTGTAATAGCTTATCTATGTTGAAAAGCAGCATTTGTTGCTGTTGAATGGTTCTATCCATCCCTGCCATAATATCTACCATTTGCTTGTATGTTAACTTTTTCTTTGCTTTTTTCATATCACTCCTAATGTAGGGTATAAATAAGATAATTAATCGCTAATATATTCGTAGTTTATACATAAACGTATTTAAATTAGCTAATTAATAAGCTAATAGACTAATTTTTCTCTTTAATTACGTACACCCCTAGTTTCATTGCTTCTATTTTAGCTGTTATTTCTAATTCAGATTCCATCATATCGTAAATACGTACCGCTTCTTCATTTGCTTCAGATAATGGTACCTGTATCCATTTACCTGTTTTTTTATCAAATTTCTCTAGATATCGTTTTTTACGCTTCATACGTTAATTTACACAACAAATGGTATTGAAGTCCAGATAAAAAAAATACCAAAAAAAAATTGGGTTAGAATGTGTGTGCGTAATATATAGTAAACCTACACACCCCTTATTTTGGTTGACTTATAACTATTTCGTTGAAATTGAACTTTTTAGTTACTCGTTGTACTCTCACTCTCTTTCCAAAATAAGCTGAGTGTGTAAGGTTTAGACACCCTTATAATAGCCTGCTACCTTTTTCGTAGTGGGAAATTTAATTCTTAATAGAAAGAGAGTACAATATGGTTAAAACAGTAATGAGTAGAACATTTGCAGAAAAAGGTATCTGGGGAAAGCCTCTCGCTTTTCTTGGTATTTGGGATAACTTCTTCGTACAAAGTGATGAAGAACTAACCGAGTGCAAGGTAAAGCTAGAAAAGCGTGGTCTTTCCTGCCAGAAGATTGGCAATCCTGTTACTTTCAACAAGGACACTGAGAATGCTCAGACCTTTGACAAGTATCAGATTATTGCAGGTTCATAGGTAGGATTGCCTTGGTGTGTGGTGTCATTCGTGGCACCATACACTTTAAATACCCTACAACAAAAAAATGTAATTGATGGAATGAATGGCGAATAGTCCCAATACTTCACTCAGAGGAAGCGTTCTGAGCATATTCCATCATATTACATTATAATGTATAAGGGGAACACACCCCTTATATAGTTTTAATATTCATAAACAAAAAAGGAAACTGATATGAAAAGTATGAGATATCACTTAATATGTGAGTTAAATAAAAGATGGAATGTTGCATTCGGTATAAAAATGTTTGAGTTTGGTAGATTAAAGACCAGAGC